GTTCGGCGCCACGCCCATCGGCACAACCGGCGACGGATGGAGCGGGCATGGCCCGCCGCCCTGCCGATGGTGGGCAGGGGCAGGCGGCTACGCTGCCACCGATCCGGTCTACTACAACACTACCGTGGCCTATTCGGCCAACTCACATTGGATGACGATGTTTTGCATCGCCGCGCTCGGGCGGGGCCGGGAACTTGGTTTTCCATGCGATGACCTGCTCGCCTGGGTGGCGCCGCACGTCATCGGACAGTTCGGCACGGAGGGATACCCGCCGCAACTGTGCGGGCAATATGTTGTGCCTGATATGAAGAAAGCAGGCACAGGCGCGGCATGGTTCGAGTCCTGGGACGAAGTGCTCACCGGGTGGTCGGCCCAGAAACAAACCGGCAGGCTGAATGGAGAGATCGAGATAGGCTACTGGGGCCTGCCGATCAACTACTACAACGAGGCGCGTACGGCCCTGTCGTTTGTCACCGACCAGCCCGGCGGCGAGGAAGCTTGGGACCGCTGCGAGGAGACGATTGCGGCGAAGACGCTGGAAAGCGGCATAGCGATTCCGTGGGCCGATGATCCGACCTGGGCGGTGGTACGATGAGCGAAGATATGACTGAACGCGAGCGCCGGGTACTGGAGCGAGCCTATTGGCTGTGGCGCGCGGCCGGTGAGCCGGAAGGGCGCGACCAGGAGTTCTGGGAGCGCGCCGAGCGTGAAGAGCCGAAGGAGGATGAGTGATGTTTGGAGGAGGGAGCAGGTCTTCCCGCCCACCAGACCCGCCACCGCCGCCAGCGTCTCCACCAACCTATGCTGCACAGGCAAGTGTGCGCCCTAACACGAACATAGGCCGCTTTGGCACCCTCTCAGATACCATCCTGACCGGGCCGCTGGGGACGAGTGGCGGTACTGTGCGCAATAAAGTCCTGTTGGGCCAATGAGCGAAGCGTATCGTAAATATGCGCAAGAGCGGATAGAGTCGCTCCGCACGGTGCGAATGACTTGGTATTTGCACTGGCGAGACCTATCGAGCTACATCCTTCCGAGGCGGTACAAGTGGCTCATCACCGCTAATGATCGGTCGCGCGGAGCCGACATCAACACGAACATAATCGACTCGACCGGCACACTCGCGGCGCGTACGCTCGCGAGCGGGATGATGAACGGCATAACCAGCCCTACCCGCCCCTGGTTCAAGCTCCGCATCGAGGGCTACGAGGAAGATTACGAGGTCCAAAGCTGGTTGAGTGACTGTGAACGAAGGATGATGACCGTCTTCCAGTCATCAAACTTCTACCAGTCGATGGCGATCATGTATTTCGACCTGGTGGTGTTCGGCAGCGCGTGCATCATCGTTTACGAGAACTATGACAACATCATTCACTGCTTCAATCCGTGCCTGGGCGAGTTCTTCTTCGATCTCAACAACAACCTCGAGGTCGGCACCGTCGCCCGCGAATTTGTGTTGACTTACTGTCAAATGGTTGAGGAGTTTGGGGAAGAGAAGGTATCGCCGGAGGTGCGCCGGGGCTATGAGCAGGGCTCGATGAAGTCGCACGAGAAGCGGATCGGCCACATCATCGAGCGCAATACCGGCGATTTCTCGATGGTCCCGAAGAAATTCCCGTTCCGTGAGGTCTATTGGGAGATCGGTTCCCCGAACAACACTCTTTTGCGAAGCCGGGGCTTTTATGATTGGCCCTGTATGACCCCGCGATGGGACGTCCAGTCAAACGATCCCTATGGGCGCAGCCCTGGTATGGATGCGCTGGGCGACATCAAACAGCTCCAAAAGGAAACTTTGCGCAAAGCACAGGCCATCGACAAGATGGTAAACCCGCCCATGCTGGCCGATGTCCAACTCAAGAACCAACCGATGAGCCTGCTGCCGGGTGGGATGACCTACGTCTCGGGGCTAGGCCGCGACCGGGAGGGCGCACGCCCAATCTACACCATCATGCCACCGATCGCTGAGATGATGCAGGATATCCGCGAAGTCCAGCAGCGCATCAAGATCACCTTCCACAACGACCTCTTCACGGGTATCACCGATCTGCAGACGGTGCGGACAGCGACCGAGATCGATGCGCGCCGCGAAGAGAAGCTGGTATTGTTGGGTCCGGTGCTGGAGAGGATAGAGTCGGCCCATGAAGGGCTTGGGAGCGGGATTGATCGGGTATGGGGCATTATGTGGCGCGGCCAGTTGCTACCGCCCCCACCTGCGTCGTTGCGCGGAGCACCAACCAACATCCAGGTCGATTACATCTCGATGCTGGCGATGGCACAGAAGGGCATTGCGACTGCCGGGATCGAGAAGTTGTGGGGCTTCGCCGGTAACCTCGCGGCGGTTATCCCAGACATCCTCGACAAGTTGAACCCGGATCAGACGATTGATGAATACGCAGCGGCGCTGGGCGTGTCGCCGAAGATTGTGGTGGGAGACGAGGATGCAGCGGCGGCGCGTGAAGCGCGAGCGGCACAACAACAGGCCGCGCAGGCCGTCGAGATGGCCGCTACCGCTGCACAGGGCGCGAAGACGCTCAGTGAGACGGATGTGGGTGGCGGGGCGAATGCCCTCCAGTTGATGTTGGGTGGAGGCAGCGGTGGCTAAGATCAAGCTCACGCCTGAAAGAGTCGCGGAGATGCAGGCATTGGGGCGTTTTTTAGGCGAACCTGCCGGGCGTCGATGGCTCTACAATCTCATGGCTGAGTGCAATGTTTGGGCGACCTTTGGCGTGTCCAACGCCCTCAGCTTAGCGTTCCGGGAGGGATCGCGCTTTATCGGCCTCAGACTGCAAGCCGAGGCGATGCAGGCCAATCACGATATGTATCTCAAGATGTTAAAGGAGATGGAAGTTGAGCGACCAGGCGCAATCGGCACCAGAGGCTTCGGCGATAGTGACGGAGACCCTGACGACGACGACGGAACCGGAAGCGCCTGAGGCGCCAGCCCCGTCGGTTCTCGGGACCGAGCCGCCTGCGGCACCGGAGCCGTTCGACATTGAGAAGCTCACCATCCCGGAGGGATTGTCGCGAGATGACGCCCTCTTTGGTGATTTTGCGGACATTGCGAAGGAGCACGGCTTGACCGGGCCTGTAGCACAAACCCTAGTTGACTTGGCCGCGAAGCAAGTCCAAGCTGCCAACCAAAAGCTTCAAGCGAGTTGGGACAAGCAGAACTCGGACTGGCAAGCGGAGGTACGGGCCGACAAGGAAATCGGGGGCGACAAGCTCTCAGAAGTCTTGCAGACATTTTCCAAGGTTGCAAGCGATCCTGAGTTGTCTGATCCGAAGTTTCGCGAGGCACTAGCATTTACCGGCGCGGGAAACCACCCAGCGATAGTACGGACCCTGGCACGGTGGGCAAAAGCCCTGTCCGAAGGGGGTCCGGTACGCGGAACACCGTCGCAGACGATGCAACGGCCTACCACTGTTGGCGAAGCCATCTACGGCCCAAGCGGGCCGCATACTGGCGGACCACGACTTCAATAAGGATCTGAAACATGGCAGTACTTGGAACAACCGTCCTAACCTACGCCGACTGGGCAAAGCGGGTTGAGGACGGCTATCGCATCGGCACCATCATCGAGTTGCTCTCGCAGACCAACGAGATCCTCTTGGATATGTTGGTGCTGGAAGGCAACCTGCCCACCGGCCACAAGACGACGGTGAGGACCGGTCTGCCGACTGCAACGTGGCGCTTGCTCAATTACGGCGTCCCGAACTCCAAATCGACCACCGCGCCGATCATCGACACCTGCGGGAATCTGGAGGCGTATGCTCTGGTCGATAAGGACATCGCCGATCTGAACGGGAATACGAGTGAGTTCCGTGGATCGGAAGTGGTTGCGTTCCTCGAGGGGATGAACCAGCAGATCGCCTCCACGATTATCTATGGGAACCAGGCCGTAAACCCGGAGCGGTTTACAGGCTTCGCCCCGAGGTACTCGACGGTGACGGCAGCGAACGCTCAGAGCGCCGCCAATGTGGTGGATATGGGCGGCACTGGTGGCACCAACACCTCCATCTGGATCGTGACCTGGGGCGCGAACACCACTCACGGTATCTTCCCGAAAGGTAAGATGACTGGCCTTCAGCACCGCGATATGGGTGAGTGGCCTGTCCAAGATGCTAGCGGCAACACTTATCAGGCCTATAGGGACCACTTCAAGTGGGAGATTGGGCTCGCGGTGAGGGATTGGCGCTACAACGTCCGGCTCGCCAACATCGACGTCACACTGCTGAACGGTGCCAGCGCGGCGAACCTGATCAATGGGATGGTTCGAGGGTTGTATCGCCTTCCGACGGCCTCTCCAGCGGCTACGGGCATCCAGACTTCGGATAGCCCACAGATCCAGGGATCGATGGGCAACACCGCGATGTACTGTAACCGCGTCGTCCGGACATATCTGGACCTCCAGGCGATGAATAAGACCAACGTCCTGTTGTCGTTGCAGGAGTTCCAGGGACGCGTTGTAACGATGTTCAGGGGCATTCCGGTGAGGACGGTAGATGCTATCCTCTCGACCGAAGCCCGCGTTGTTTAAGGAGCTGTGAGATGATTATTGATGGCGCATTGCAGTTCAGTGGGACAGCAGGAGTTGCGGGGTCTGTAGACCTTCCGACCACCGGAACGCAGCAGTCCACAAATGTGATCGACCTCGTTAACGCCCGCGATATGGGCATTGGCGATGATCCGGCCATAAAGCTCCTTTGTGTGGTCAAGACGACACTTACAGGTGGGACCAGCCTTCAGGTCCAGTTCCAGGGCGCACCGGACTCCGGTTCCGGTACACCTGGTACCTACGTGACCTACGCCGAGAGCGCTGCGGTGCTCGAGGCCGATCTGGTCGCGGGCCGTTACCTGCTGCCGATGGACATTCCGCGCCCGCCCCCTGGAGCGCCGCTGCCGCGCTTCTACCGACTTCAGTACGTTTCGGCAGGCACGCATGGAGCCGGGGGTATCTATGCCGCACTGGTCCTCGATCGCGCGGACTATGTTGGATACCCACCTGGTATTACAGTCCCGAACTAGGAGAATCCCCATGAAGTACAGATTGTTAGGACCGCACGTGCTGGCCGAAGGCCAAATGCTCGACGCGGGCACTGAGGTCGGCGACGACACAGACGTTCCCTGGAAAGACATTGATGGGAAGGAGATGGACCCGACCACACAGATGGAAGGGCTCGATGATGCTTCGCGCGACAAGGTGCGTGAAGTGCATCAGCGCCTCTATGGGCGCGGGCCGACATGGGAGCGAAGGGAAAGTGATGAGGCTCGCGAAGCCCACGAGAAGCAGGCTGAGGAGCAGAAGAAGCTGGATGAGGGCTCGGAGCCGGTGTCACCGCAACAGAAAGCGGAACGGGAGTGGGAAAAGGAGTTTAAGGACGGGAAGCGAGGCGAAGCCGCGATGGCGCCGACGATCCCTCCAAGGGCGCCCGTGACCTCTCCGCCGGGCGCAGCACGCCAACCATCGCACACCTCCGCAGCCTCGCCGACGCGCGGCGGACAAACGGCCCCGGCTCCGGGACCAGCAACGCCCAAAGCACCAGACAAGGACGAGGTGAGGCCCACCAAACCTAACGAGGAACAGTACCCCAAGGGCTAGCGCCTGCGGGTAGAGTCCGCCCCGCTCCCAGCTCTGCGGCTCCCTAGTGGGGCGGACTCGCATAGGAGGACATGATGGCAAAGTTCAGATTGCTTGCAGCACATCAATTGCGCAATATAGAGCTTAAAGCGGACGTACTTCTGCTTGGGGACAGAGAGACAGAGCATCTTGGGGAGGAGCGTGGGACGCTCGTTGGTGACGGCACGCCCTACCCAGTGGTCCACGCTACCCTCGAGATGCTACCCCTCGACGACGAGGCCGAGGCGATGATGGATACGGAGCGGGAGCGGTTGGCCCGCAACAACGCCTCGATGAACCCGGTGGATCAGCTCCCGGTTATGTTGGCGCATTTGACGGGTGGGCGCGATGATTACGATGACCGCTACATCCCCGGTTTTCCTGGCATACCTCGCCCGCAAAGAGGGCCACACTTGGTCGAGGACAAATCGTGATGCGCCACCTGTTTCTGGCGGCGGCCTTCGTGTTAGGTGGATCGCTCGATGCCGATGCCCAAATCTTTACTAATCCGCTCAACCAGGTAGAGATCGACCAACAGGTCAGTACGGCAGGGACATCGAGCCTCGTCCTCGCTTCACCGAGTAAGGCTTTGGCTTCACTGACTGTGTTTAGTAGTGCGGCTGGGTTTGTGCTCGTATACGATGCCGCTTCGCTGCCATCCAACGGTGCGGTTGCCGCTTGTGCCAATGCAGCTGCGGCTCGTCCGTGTCTGATGTGGTGCGCGCCGGTGGCGGCTGGCGGTTATGTGGATCGGCAGTGGAATAGCCCAATGTCATTCACGACCGGCATTGTCGTAGCAGTTAGTTCTACTGGATGTGCCACGCTGACAGCGGCGACTACCGGACAGATTTTTGCACAAGCCCCTTAGGAGGCATAAATGCCCTTATCGACTGACGAGTTCATCCTGACTAAGCGTGTTGTCACTGGAGTCGTGGATCAGGAGCCGATCGCCATCGGGATACGATTTATAATGGAGGCGTCGCCCTGTGGGGATGACCCAGGCTGGAGCGATCTGGTCCTTGAGAACGGCGAGGAGTGGACGATCGCGACGCCGTTCGGCGAACTCGTACCAACCTCACGCTCATGAAGAGGGTTCTCGCCGTCGCACTGGCGCTGTGCGCCCTTGCACCCGAAGGGCGCGCCCAGAACGCGATCACGCAGGAAGGCACCGTCCTCCAGAATGCTCCGATGATGTTTCGGGGGAACAACCGGGCGCGTCAGGGCGCGCCCGTGGGCGGCGCTCCGAGCGGTCAGATAATCACTACTGGTGACGCGACGGTGGGCGGGCGCTGCGACTATAGCGATCCGACCGACGCGCCGAGCGGTTACTACAAGCTCTGCATCGACGCCAAGAGCGGCAAGATCATCTGGGGCGGCACCAAGTCGCCGCAAACGACCCCGGTGCTCGAGGTAAACGGGGTTGTTTATCCGTTTGTTGGGCAGGGCGCGGGCAATACCGTGGGCGGAGCCCCTACAGTAATCAACAACCTGACTTGCTGGAACGACACGCTGGGCACCTTTATCAAGGATTGCGGCGGCCCCCTCGCAACAACCGGCGGTGGCCTGGTGGCGAGTGGGCGCAACACAGCGGCTTACACAACCACATCGTCGTTCAGCAAGATAGAGAACACGCAGGGCACGGTGCTCGACGGCGATCTGTTCGGCCTGCCACAGTACAACACTTTCGAGGTCCGCGCCGACATACCAGCGGGTACTACGGTACAGAATGCTGCTGCGGTGGGCGCTTATGTGATGAACCGCACTCCGTCGCTCGGCGAGAGCGGCAACTCGGTCGCGTTCATGGGCATCAGCAACGCCGTCGTCAACAACGCTGCGGTATGGGGCATCAACACAGTCCAGAACACGACCGACCCCAATGGCACAGGCAAGGTGCTGCAAGGCTATGAGGGCGATTTCAACATGGCCTCGCCAAACGACCGGCTGATCGGCATTGGGCTGTATGGCACCTCGACAGCGACACTTACCAGCAACGTCCGCGACGGTGTGGTGGTCGGCTCTTTGAGCGTGCAGAGTCCCGGCTTGACGACATGGCTGCGCGGCTTCGCCTGTAATCCTGCGGCAATCATCCCGAATGGGGTGTGCCTCGATATTCAGCCGGAAGCCACGACTGGGGCGTTCGTGAAGGGACCGGCTATTAACTTCTGGTATACGGACGCTACTGAAGTAAAACACTTTATTAGTATGCACGCAGGCACCGATCGCAATTTGATATTTGCCAGCGATACAGGTACTACCAACGGGGGAGTGGACTTTTATCCGAGGGTACATTTTCGGGATAGAGCCGATTGGGTCTTTGACATTGCTGGGGTAGAGCATCGATATACCTCGACCGTGGATCTTCCCACACACAAGCTAGTAATTACCGGCACTCCGACCGACGCCACTGTGCAGTTCAACTCTACTGTAGCCCTTGCTGGGCCAGTGACGCTGGTTAGTCCTCCAACAGCGTGCACTGGGTTGCCGGTAGGTACGTTATACATGGACTCAACTACGAGAGCGCTCTATGTTTGTTAAGACGCTTGCCCTAGCAATGGCACTTGTGCCTGCGATGGCACTGGCCCAGAAGCCATCGCCACCACAGATGCGCAGCGTTGTACTAGCCTATCAACAGCTTGGCCTCTCCTTAGAGGCTATGGCCGCCTACTACGAGGCCCGCATTGCTGATCTCGAGAAACGCTGCGGCGACCCGTGCAAGGAGCAATAAATGGCTGACCGGATCGAGGTCGCCCGCGAGGCGCTGGCCCAGATAGGCACCCGCTCGACGATGACTTCGCTGGACGACGGGTCCGCTGAGGCGACATACATCAACTTGCTCTACGAGCCGATCCGGGACTTCCTGCTGACCGATGGCGATTATGACTTTTCGCTGTCGATAAAACCACTGATTGCGCTTACCACCGTACCAGCGACTCCGTGGTTTCACGCCTACCCGTACCCAACTGATGCCCTGCGGATACGCCAGCTTTTCCCAAAGGACTCCGATCCGCTCGACCCGCGTCCGGTCGAGTGGACTACGACCACCTCTTTCGGGCCTCGCCAGATCAACACCAAAGTCGAGATGATCCAAATCCATTACACCTGGGCGGCCACCGAAGAGGTGTGGGACGGGATATTCCGCCAGAGCTTTGTGCGGATGCTGGCATCGGCGCTGGCTTTCGCGCTGGAGAACCGGATCGAGGCCAGCAAGGTCAAGTTGGACGAGGCGCTGGGTTTCGCCGGGATCGCCAAGCTGCGGGATATGTAAGATGTCGATCGAAAGTGTCGTCAACCAGTCGCTCGACCTTATCGGGTATAAGCGCCACATCGGCTCAGTGTGGGACGGGACGCCAGCAGCCCGCGTAGCCCTTAACGCGTTTGCGGAGGTGCGCGATGAGGTGCTGGCGGTGCGCCCGTGGCTGTTTGCGCGATCGTTCCACACGCTCGTCGCAACCGGACAGTTGGCGTTTGGTATGACCGCCTACACGAGGCCGCCAAACGCGGTCGTAGTGCTCGATGTTTACCCGATTGGCTTTGATCCGTTGGACCCGGAACCGGCCCGCTGGCTCGAGACTTACATCGATGGTGAGCGCCTTATCGTATCGCCTTTTACCGATGCGGGCGCGGCCAGTACCGATCGCGTTCTCGACACGGCCGATTGGCCCCCCGATTACACAGAGGCGGTGATTCGTACCCTGGCACACCGCTTCCAGCGGTTGTTGCCCGCGGTCGCTGCAAAGGAAGAAAAACAATGAAGCCGGAGGACATCATCAATCAAGCCCTCGAGATCATCGGGCATGAGCAACGTATAGCGGCGTTTGGTGATGGTTCGCCTGAGGCGGTTGTGGCGCGGGATATGTGGGCCGAAACCCGAGACGCGCTTTTGGTACGGCTGCAACCGGATTGGGCACGCGAGGATGTGGCCTTAACAGTACTCAAAGCCGCGCCCCCTTACTACGACGAGCAAACACCGTGGATAGCAGGGCAGCATCCCGATTTACCGTGGCTCTACGAGTACGCACAGCCAGAAACGTGCCTGGTACCGTTGTCCCTCAAACCGAGGCCACACACTTTGCCGGTATGGCGTCCGCGCCCGATGCGCTTTCGAGTCAAGACCGGCGCTGACCAGACCTATGTCCTGCTTGGCAATGACCCGGCTCCAATTCTTACCTGCATCGTGCACACCCATGATCCTGATGTCTGGTACGAGGATTTCATTGATCTGATGGTCATGACGTTATCGAAGAAATTCGAGCGTCTCTTTGGTAACAAGAACCGCCCACCTGAGGCCGAAGGGAGGCCCGATGCCAACAACGCCAGATGACATCGTTAATGAAGCACTGGATGAGATAGGGGTCGAGGAGATCGGGGATCTGCATGAGGGATCACGGGCTGCGAACGTAGCGCGCAGGAATTATGACCCGATCCTGCGGGCGATGCACGCTGCCGCTCCGTGGAACTTCGCCCGGCGCCAGCGCCAAATCGATATGCGCGGTGACGCGAGCGGCCAATACCACAACAACCGCAACG